AGTTTTTCTTGTTTTAACTTTATTAATAAAGTTGTTTGTTTGGAATCTAGTAATAAAATTAGAGACCGTATAAATTTTATTCCAATATAAATCCCTAAAACTAGTTGGTTTTGTGTTAGGCCCAAATTCATAATCATCTTCACCAAGATTAGTTGGATTATTTGGGACCAAAAATCTAGCTCTTGTTCTAACTCTACCTTCACCGCCATTTTCATCCATACCAATATTAAACCTAACACTAGCCTTTGTTGGAATACCAGCATTTGGGTCTTGGGATGGAATTAAATTACCATCCTCATCAGTAACCACATAATCAAGATTCATTGGAATTTGATAAGCCCAATTTCCATTCTCATCAATTACACGTCCACCTTCAACATCAAAATCTTCTATATCACCATCAATTGTTTTCCTAATCATTTTAATATCACCAGTCCCATTTACCTGTTCACATAATGACCCAAGCTTCTTTCTAGGTCTACAGTTTTTATTTATACTGTGTTTATCTTGGTCACCAAAAATACTACCCATGAAAATAGCAGATGGTATAATTGTATGGTTTAAATCGAAATCTAATCTATTAATTCCAACCTCACAATTTTCTGTATCACCCCAAAATGGTTCTACATTAACACCAGAATTTAGTGTTTTAATTTGACTCAATTTATTTAGATTCTTATCAGATTTAAATTTTGTTGTCGACTCGAATGTCTTAGCTGGCGCACCTTGTGATATTAGGTCGTATGGTCTTTGTGATGCTGGTCCTATATCAGATATATCTGCATCAACGTGAACAGTATGTGTACCTACTGGCACACCAAATATCATAAAATCACCAGCGTGATTTGTGGTTGTAGTAAATTTATAATATTTACAATAGATATTTGATAACACTTCATTATCTAATACTGCTCGTTTAGTGTGGAATGTACCTACTGGTGTATAACAATCATTTGATGTTACATTTTTTATTGGTAATAAATTATATCTAATACCATCACTATCCTTATCTGTCACCGTTTCATAAGGATATAAACCCTTTATCAGTGTGTCTTCTTTATCAATCTCATCTATTGGGATGAATACACTAACCTTTGCATTTGGAACACCAAACCCATTATTTATGGTAACTCTACCAACAATAACACCATAGTCAGAACAAAATTTTCTATACGCATCCTCTTGAGTTATTTTTAATGAAAGTATTTCAATAAAATCAAAATCTTGTTCTAATTTTAATTTTAAATATTTATCACCCCCATTTGGTGTCGTTCTTATTCGTATTGTGTTTGACATTTATTTTTTTTCAATTTCTTCAACATTTAACATAACAACATCATCTTCCGTTAAATCTTTTAATTCATCATAATCTTCTTCTTCTTCTTCTTCTTTATGTTTAAGTGAATTACCTATCGTTAATAATAATTCTTTAACGTCAATATCTTTATTTAAAACAAGTGTTCTGAAAATAAACCATATAATAACTATATTAATAATTGGTAGTAAAACTAACATAAATAAAAACCCAATTATTTTTAAAAAATAATGTATCACAGGTTGTTTATTTTTTTCATTAGACCCATTAGGTTCAATATAACCAACTTCACCTTTCTTACAATTACATCCCATAATATACGTTTTTGTTAAATATTATTTTTAGACAATATAGTTTTTAATCATAAGAAAACCTTATGACTTAACCCTAACTTTAATGTCTGTGTTAGGGAATTTAATTTCAAACATACTAGTTGGTTCACCATATAAAGTAAAGTCACTAGAAACATCTATTTGTTTTGTTGCAGTATCAATATATGGTTGTGATGTCTCATTAAGACTATAATCATCACCCACTTTATTATATACTCTCAAATCTATTACGTTTAAAACACCACCAACATTATTAATCGTTTCAATTAAGTTGGCCATGTAAATATTATCACCCATTTGAAAATTACTTATATTCAAATAATCCTGTATGTCAGATATAACTTCTGAAGTTATTTGTGATTGTGGAACTTTATTATCAATAAATAAATCAACCTCAAATGCTAAATTTATTATTCTACCATTTGATATTTGAACATAATCATTTAACATTCTATAGTCAGCTAAATAGGTTGCTATATTATCCCTAAGAGTACTAGTTGATGAGTTTGTTAGTTTAGTGTTAGAATCTAATCCTAATATATATGTTTTAACTTTATTCTGTTCTTCAAAAACACCACATCTAAATGGTACTCCGAATTCACCTGGCATTAAACTAATTCTACTTTGATAATCTTTAATTGTTACAGCTCTATTTTGTGCTGAGAAATTATATTTTACTAAATTTCTTACTTCGTTAACACTTGGCTCATCCCTACCACCTAATGCTGGGAAAGCGTTATTAACTTTTAATGATGTTCTTACAGCATTATTAGTGGTTGCGTTAGCACCATTAACCGTCATATTTATAACACCTAAAGATGTTAATACATTTGGTCCTATATTACTATCGGCACCCCCACCGACCCTATATTTTATAAACATAGTAGTGTTAGCTGTTGGTACTTCACCAAGAGCCATGTTATTTATAAAATCACCTATTTGATTTACCAAAGCTGTATTTGTATCGAAATCACAAAGACTACTAGTATCTTTATTACCACCACCTAGTGTTAGTTTAGTGAAACCTAAATCAGTATATTCACGGATGAATTTTTTCGTTACTGACACCCATTTTCCTGGTCTTATACCAGCATTATCACTAACCTTTTGGTTATCACTAATAAAAACCTTATCTTCAGCTAGAGCATCCATTTCGAACCATCTATTATCTATATCTAGAAACTCATCAATACTTGGTTCTGTTGTAAAATTAGTCCCATCTTTAGTTATAATTGAAGTGACTGATAAGACATTATCTTCTGGTAATACAATTTCTAAAAATGGTCTAACATCACTTGCAGTTATAACTCTTTTAAATACTTTTGTGAATCCATTAATAACTATTTCTCTTTTTATAAGTGTATAATTAATTAACACACCATTTGAATTAAAGTTAGGTATGATAAGTCTATTTGGTATACCACCAATAGTGAATGGGCTAGTGAAATCAATATCGTTTGTTGCTTCAAACACCTTACCAGCACCTGTTGCTTGAGAACCAGCCCTAATCAATGGTGCATATGAAATATCAAATGTATCACCTAACACTGGAACCGTAACTGAAAAATCAGCAATCGTTATGCTAGGTCTTTTTCCTGGAATATGTAAACCAAAGGTTCTAGCCATAGATAGTACTGATTTTCTTTCTTGAGCGTAGTCTATTTGAGTCTCTTGAAACATTCTATCCGTGTTATATGAAAGCATATCACCAACGGCAGCGTTTAATTCAAGAAGCATCATACCAACACTCGCATCGTTAAAGTCATTAAAAATATCTGGATAGTATTGTTTAACCATATTAACCAAGTCGCTGCGAATATCTGCGAAGGACCTAGATGTGTAATTGATTCCCGTATTTGCCATATTAATTTATTTTTAAAATTTCTTCACCATTTTCATTTAATCTAATAAAACCACATTTTAAGTGTTCTATTATTTCACTTTGGCGTTTATTATCCTTATCTTGTTGTTTATTGTGATATTTCTCATCAAACTCTAAAACAACATTTTTATCTATATCATACCCATCAACCCAATAACCTAACTCTTTAATATAAAACTCACCACCATTTTCAGCGTGTTTAAAATTATAATCATATTCAACCCCATATTTTTCAATAATAGGGATTGACTTTTTATTATAAAATGGAGTTACTTGATTACCATTAAAGTGAGCCAATTCAATTCTTTTTATATGTGACAATCTTAATTTTCTCTTGGTTTCTTTTGATATTGGTCTAATTTTCATAACTTCTGATATAGACCTAGTTATACCAAGTTTATTTAATGTTTTCCAAACTTTATATTGACTACAACCTAATTTTTCACCTATCTTATATGAATCTAATTTATCAGAAAGATATAACTTTTTAATTAACTCACTATCTAAATCAAAGCTATTATGAACACCTTCCCTATCGCACTTAATTATTTGAGCTTCTGATTTATTTCTATTAAAACCATATTCTACTAACCTTTTATGAACGGTATCAACACTACATTTTAGTTCTTTACTAACCATACTTATAGATTTATTTTCTATAACGTATTTTTGATATAATACGCTTTTATCAATATTTATTGTTCTTTCACTCATTAAAGTTTAATTATTATGAAATCTGATGTGGTAAATACATCATCTGTTATTGTATAATCCATTCTAACAACAGCAGCATAATCACTTTCTGTTGATTGTTCTACTGATATATCAGTGATTTGTAGTTTTGGTAAATATTTTTTAACAACGGTTGTAATCTCCTCTTTTATCTTATTAAGAGTAAGCCCATCTTCTGGTTCGAAAATAAATCTTAATAAATCAGTCCCAAAATCTGGGTTGTAAAGCCTTTGACCCCTCCTTGTTAATATTAAGTGCATTAGGTCAGCTTTAATGGCTGAAGCATCATCTGAATTCAAATCCAAGAAAAATCCTTTGTGAGAGTCTTTGAAGGGATAATTTATATTTATGTATTTACCTTTAGCCATATTACATAAATATAATACTAAACTATTTTTGTAAGTAAATAAGCAAATAAGCAAATAAAAAAGACCCTTACGGGTCTCTTTACTCTAAATTATAGGTTAAATTTAGTGTGTCTTTAGGTCCTTCTTATTGAAGTCAATCTCACACGCCCCACCAGCACAAGCTGCCTCTCCAGACAAATTTGTATTATCTGTTAATTCCACCACTTGGGTTAAGTCTATATTTGATAGTGATTTCATCATTTCCTCGTATTTCTCTTTTGAGCAATCAGTGAAAGGTGCTTGGATATAATTACCTCCATCGTATGGTAATACTGATATACCATTAAATGTATCTCTATTAGCCCACATCCATTCACCAACAGATGGCCATTCATTAACCTTGTATATCACATTTCCATCACTGTCCCTTCTATCTTCCATTACTGGTTGACCGTGTGCGTCTAGCAATTTAATAGCGTTTTCATCTAGTTTAGAGACCTTTTCAGCCTTCTTCTTGATGGAAACGGTTACTGATACGTTATGTGAATTT